CCATAGGGGCTATCAAGGCAATGGTCGTAAAGCTGACGCAAGAGCATGATATGACAGAACAAGAAGCATGGTATGTGGTACACAAAGCTGTGAAGAACTGCGACATGATGAACCCTGAGATTGAATTCGAAAAACTGCCTGAAGATTTACAGCGTTTGGTAGGAAGTCCGCAGACGCTTTTAGAGTGGGCGATGATGGATACAGACAGTTTACATACGGTTGTTGCTAGTAACTTCCAAAGGTCATACAGGACAAGGCGGAAGCAGGATGCTGAATTCAAAGCTTTACCGCAACCTTTGAAACTGTTGATTGAAGAAACGGGGAAAGCACTGATAGGGGTTGACGATTGAAATGGAAACGAGAGGTAGACCGAAAAGCGGAAACGAAGAGTTGACCTTGAGTCTTTACGAGCAGGGTTTCGGTATCGATGAAATTGCAAAAAAGTTAGGTTGCAAAGAGTCCACTGTGAAAGTCAGACTAAAGCAATTTGGCGTATACGACAGACCTTTGACAAAAACGTATTTGAAGAATTTAAACTGGGGGAAATGGGAATTTATGGATTTAATAATTGGAGAAACATATAGGATTCAGGTGCGCGTTGATGGGAAACTTTATTACAAACCATACAAGCTCAGCTACATTACGCAAAACGGCTTGTACGTCTTTGAACGGGAAGGCTACAAGACAGAAAGCTACGGTAGGCATGAATTAGCTGAGATGATGAGGGATGGGAGATTGCGCAAATGAAACAAATATACGTGAAAGCCGAGCATTGGCTGAATGGGAAACAAGAAAAAATGTTTCCGCTTGATGAAAAACGGGATTTTCATAAATATGTGAATTGGCTTTTGGAACATGAATACATGATTTGGTGCATACGAGTATTAGAGGTATAAGATGGCAGGAAGAGCAGGATGTAGCGGAAGAAAAAAAGATGAATCATTGGAAAAGACCATTATTGAAATGTGGGATGGTGGCTATGGTGTTGAAGAAATTGCAGAAGCGATTGGCAGGACGGTAGAAACAACACGAAACCGCTTGGGCGGATTAGGGCTAACAGACAGAAAACTGACCGCAACCATGATGAAGGAAACAGGATTGGGCGACCGATGGGAAGCAGAGTGTAAATGGTGGAGAGAAAATGTGTTTATGAAAGCGTGAGAAAATGATAAAAACAGCGCTGATTGGATTGATGATTATAGGAATGACAATAACAGCAACGGGAATCATAGAGTTGATTTGTGACAAGATAGAACATAAAAAGAATCATGAGTGAAAAAGCGGTGATGGTTTAGCGTACCATTAATGACCACTAGAATCCGATCCGATGCAGAATAGTCGGTAAGGATAAGCCTGAGTGTACATAAGGCAAGAGGGAACAGCCGTTTAAAAAGGATGACCCGCTTTGAAAAAGAAACGATGAAATCTTACGCTTTTTAAGTTTGCTTGTAACATAAAATAATCCCTAGGTTGAAACACCATCAGGGCGGGTGTTCTTTTTATGGAGAATGGATAATGAAGTGCGGAAGTTGTGAATTTTTTGTGGAAAATAAATGTAGTAATGAAAAAAGTATTTTCCATCAAATGGTAAGAGGAAACGGGAACACATGCAGTAAACATGAGCGAAAACATCAGTGTACGAATTGCTATTATTGGAGATACTACTTTATAAAAGAAATGAGAGAACGCGGGATGATATGCGTAAACAGCGAATCAGAATTTAAGGGGAAATGGACAACTGGCGATATGCTATGCAAAGGATGGGAGAAAAGATGAAATCCTTCCGAAACAAAGAGAGTGTGGAGAGGAATAAATGAAATACAATATCGAATTAACCGAAAAGCAGATGAAAGTCGTAATGACTGCGCTGGAAGAATATTTCCGCTTGCGGTTAGGACAGGAATTTGATTTTTGTTGCGACCTTGCAAGCATGGGAACAGACTTATCTCCCGAAAAACCGAATCACGATGCATTGTTTGACATGTATATTGCACGGAGAGATCACATGCAAGAACTCATGAGAGCGTTTTTTAGAATCGCTTATGAGCCAACAGGATACCTGAAGGAAAAGACAGATGACATGATGATTGCAGAATGCATATGGGATGCGATACGGTTTGCGCTTGGTTTAAGTCGATGGGATAAACCGTTTGTGATTGGCAGTGAACCGATTCCAACTATTGAGAAGGAGTGGGGGCAAGATGAATAAATGCAAAGACTGTAAACATCTGAGCGAAAAGACATCCTCGATCGGTCGGCTATGCACTGCAAAAAAGCACTGGTCAACGCCAACAGCGATGTGGAAACAACCGAGCGGAAGGGCATGCAAGCGGTATTTTGAAAGAAAGGACGATGCGGAATGACTGAGCAGGAAAGAAAAGTAATGATGAATCTAGCCGATACCATACAGGGAGAAATCAATAGGATGTGCGTGACAAAAGAGTTGACGGAGTTTGACTCCATGTATGGTCACGCAAAGAAAAACATCGACAAGCTGTCAAAGCTGATTTATGACGCAAGATTTCAAAGATATGCGTAGAGAAGTTAAAGGACGGTGAAGCAGAATGATTAGAATTTCTTTAACTGCATGGTTTGCAATAGACGAAACAAGCTTTGTTCCGACCGCTAGAGGGATTGTCGGGCATCTGACAGAAGAACAGTTTGAAAAAGCGAAAGTATGGCTTACACAGATGGCGCAATGGACGGATGAGAACAGGGAGCGAGGTGAACAGGATGAATGAATTAAAGCCATGTCCGATTTGTGGCAGACAACCATGTGATTGGATTTGGAATAACGGCTATATGGTTGAGTGCCATCAGGCAGACCATAGAGTGATGTGCGAAGCTAAATGTAAAGAGGATGCGATAAAGGCATGGAACAGAAGGGAAGGTGATCCCGAATGACAAATCTTGAATATATGATTGCATCACTGACCGACCAGTTTGACGATGGTGGAGCATCCTACGAATGTACGGTTCATTATAACATAGCCTGCCCATACTTTAGCGATGACAAAAGAGCGCACTGCAAGGATGATGATGTTTATCCGAGCCGTGAAGTCTGTGTGCCTTGCAAGATGGAGTGGCTTGAAAGCGAGGGGGACGAATGAAAGAACTTAAAAATTGTCCGTTTTGTAACGGGAAAAACGTGAAAATTTTTGCTTTTTATGATGGTGGAATATGCGTAAAATGTTTAGATTGCTATTGCCAGACGGACGTCTTGAGCGATTTCACAATCAATGAAGCAAAGAAGCAATCAGCGTATGAAAAAGTTGTAAAGGCATGGAACAGAAGGGAAGGGGATTCAGAATGAAAGATGTTAAGCGTAAATATCCAGTTCCATTAGAAGAATATTCTATCATTTTTACACGATCGTATATAGATAGCGATGGGAAAAAACATCGAGTGGAAGAACCGCTAATCATTAGAAAGTTAGTGGAAATGGGAATGCCTTATGGTGTATACACTTTAAATGCAATGCTAGATGAAATGAAAAGTGAAATACTAATGCGATGCACAAAGGAAGGTGGTATGGAATGAATATAGAAACCTATAGGGTTACACCAGAAGCAAGTGGAAAAGGAACATATTTTTTTACAGATTGCGGACATCGCATGTATTCAGTCAGAGATAAAATGGCATATCATGGTAAGCTCTGCCCTGCTTGTTTTTACAATGGAAAGATAACAACACTATATATTAGGGGCTCAGAAGAAGCAAATGAATTAATGATGATTAGAAAGGAAGAAACAACTAAAAGCAGGTAAAAACGCCTGCTTTTTTGTTAAAAATTTTAAAATAAGTGTTGACATATAGGCTATAATTGTATATACTATAGATAAGGCGGATAACTACAAGGAAGGATGGTACGAAATGACAGTCAAAGAGCTTAAAGAAGAATTGGACTATTACGATGATGATATGGAAGTCGTATTTGAAGTATGTGATGATTTTGAACCAGACAGCGTAACGGAAGATAGATGGGGCAACAGAGAAGTGCATTTAAATGTGAAAGTAAAGCCTGATTTTATCAGTGAATGTTATGGCGATATGGTGATACAGTTGGGACGAATAAGGGAGTGATAAGAAATGACATTTACACTATCCGATGCGATTCAACACGAAAAAGAAATGGCGGAAAGTGGCTACGGTTCAAGCGATCGAGCGAACGAGCATAGGCAGTTATCTATTTGGTTGGAACATTATCAGAACATCTTGAACTTGCCGAACTGTAATGACTGCGTAAAGAAAACAACATGCCCTCATATCGAGTGGGGGCAGACAGTTAGAATCAATTGCTTTGACTGGAAAGGTAAAGAAGATGGCAACGAGAAGATTGAATAGATGCATCTGCGGAAGTAACGAGATCATAACACACGAATCGGGTGGCACAGTAAGAATCATCTGCCAGACATGCGGAAGAGAAGTAGTGCATAAAGGCGAACGAGCGGATGCGGAAAGGATATGGAATGACAAAGGAACAGGCGATTGAATACATCAAAGCGCATTGTAATCCCGATTATCCGAATGGTAAAACAGAATGGGAAGTTGCGATGAACATGGCGATCGAAGCGTTAGAAAAAGAAGTACCGCAAAAGCCTATAAAAAGCACGGACAATTTTGATGACAATCTACTCAAGTTATATTGCCCGACCTGCAGCGGATATATCGCACATGGAAACAAACGAGTTGGGACGCTAAACAAATTTACAGTATCGGATATCAGATGCGGATATTGCGGACAGATGATTGATTGGAGTGGATGGGATGAAAACACAGGAAGCGATTAAGAAGCTGATTGCATGGAAAACTTTTGGCATATATTTGTTAGACGGGAGTGTGGTTGAGAAAGAAAAGATGTGGGAGTCTTTGTCGGAAGCTCTCGATATGGCAATCGAAGCACTTAGGCATAAGAAAAACTGTGAATTGACCGCTTGGGGAGAATGCTCATACACTGAAACAGGATGTTCAGAGTGTTCGATAAAGGCAAAGATTACAAAAGCACTAATTTGTAATGAGTCAGATGACTTAATAAGCAGGCAGGCGGCGATTGATTCTGTTGAAGAAAGCAGACGTTTAAATCATCACAAAGACGGGAAAGAAGCTTGCGCACATGAATATGAACATAGACATTTCTTAAAAATATTAAGAGATTTGCCATCCGCACAGCCCGAAATCAAGACAGACAGGGATACGATTAGCAGGAAAGATGCGATTAATGCGTTTAAAGAATGGGTTACAAGCGGCGAAGCAAATATGAGAGCGTTCGCAAACGCACTTATGTATGAGAGGTTAAAGAACTTGCCATCCGTACAGGATGAAATCATACGGTGCAAGGACTGCAAGTACCATGAACCTCCAGAAACGAAAAAAGGTGGGCATTATTGCTGTTGGTTTGATTCAGGAGTGGAAGAAAATGATTATTGCTCATATGGAGAGCGAGGTGAACAGGATGACAGTAGAACAGGCGATAAATGAATTGAAAGATTGGAAAATAGCGTTTTCATACATAGATAAGGATATGTCATATGCTATCGAAGCATTCGATATGGCAATCGAAGCGTTATCCAAACCATTACGGCAAGGGCAACGGGATGGTCTGATAAAGCGTCAGGACGTATATGACCTGATTGACAACTGGGATGAACCGATGATTTTGAAAAGCGCATTCCGATGTGACATTGAAGATTTGTCAGATGCACAGCTATACACTGAATCAGAAATTCAAACCATGCAGGATTTAGAGCAGGCACAGCTTGATAAGATGTATGAAATGGGTTGGAAAGAAGGTCGTGAAGCACTTAAAAAGTATGGGAAGATGGGCGAGATGGAGTGGATTAGCAAAGAGGATGCGATTAATACATCACTTGAGTTTTTTGTTGAATTTCTTGGTGGCGCGTTGCATGAAAATGCGCAAAAAGAATTGATAACAAGATTTCAGCGGTTGTCATCCGCACAGCCAGAAGAACGCACGGGAAAACGCACAGAAACGCACGCGTGCGATTTGATAGACAGACGGGCGTTAATGAAAGAGTTTTCGGATTTTGTAAGAGTATCGAACAACAGCGATTTTGCACGAACACCGACATGGAACGATGCAGTTTCGTTGGTTGGGTCTATGTCATCCGCACAGCCAGAACGTGAGACAGAATTTGAGAAGCTAACTGTCAGAGATTCAAATGGCAGACCGTACTATTCAATAATCTATCTGGAGTTTGATGATAATGGTATCGGGCATGACTTTGGAGGATATTCCTCATATAGTCTGGATGTCATATCGGGCTATTTAAAAAAGTATTTTATGCCGTCCGCACATCCAGAACGTCAGAAGGGTGAGTGGGTTGGAGTAGTAGAGTATTGTAAACATCTTGAAGAGGAAACTGGAGAACGATATCAACCTTCTGGTATGGGGGATACAATTTATTGTAATAAATGTTGGTGCGGAGCAGATAAGAAGAGCGACTTCTGTCCGAATTGTGGAAGTGACAACAGGTTGTGCTGATATGCGGAAAGGTAAAAATATATGCTAAAAATCTTATTGATAAGTTTGATTATATGGGTTGTTATTACAATTTTTGCCATAGCATATTGCAAAGGAATGAGTGCGTATGAAAGCTTTGAATATGCGCTATTTCAGAAATTACCGAAAAGAGTTGCCAATGCATGTATAGTGTGGCTTTTGTCATCTGTTGAATGTGTGATCTGTTTGATAGTATTTATTATCAAACTATAGCGAGGGAAAAGCGATATAAGAGGTTATAAGGAATGACTAGCAGAGTATTAGATTCATTGTGTCTGGCTCATAATCCACGATGGTTAGTATCATCGTATTCCTATGGTTGGTATCACCTTGTATGTTCCAACTGCGGAGAAACTGCAACATGCAGGGCAAATGATATTCCAAGGGTATGCCCGAATTGTAAAGAGGATATGAGAGGTGCAGAGGTATGACACGAAGTTTTAGGAGGAAATTGGAAGAGTCGTATGAACACCACATTGATTATGCGAATGAAAATGAACAACTTCAAGCAATGTGTGCAAGGTGCGAAAAGTGGAATGGAAAAGGTCATGATTATGAGGAATGCAAAAATGAGCCATGTTTTATCTGCTGGCTTGGATTTGCTTATTTAAAGTGGGAGGATTCTTTTAATGGATGACTTAATTAGCAGACAGGATGTGATTCAAGAATGCAAAGCAGAATTTTTAAATACGAATGTACAACGACAAACAGAATGGCAGACATTGATTGACCAGTCTTTTGCAAGAGGATGGAATGCTTGCAATCGACAATGGATGAACGAAGTGTTACAGTTGCCATCTGCACAGAAAGAGCGGAAGAAGGGAAAGTGGATACGGATTACGCAAGGGGCAATGCCAGAACAATATATATGCCCGTTTTGCCACAGAACGGTAGAAGCTTATGGTGTTGAAGAACTTTTGCCGATACGTTATCCATACTGTCATTGTGGGGCGGATATGAGAGGTGAACAGGAATGAAGGAAGCAGACAAGATTATTGCAGAACTAGAGTGGTTTAGGTCAGTGCTAATAAAGGGTGGAAAGCTTCCTGAATACTATGAGGCACAGTCAAGTATTCTAACAAAAGCAATCAAGATATTGGAGCAGACAGAACAGAAGTGGATTTTATGCAGTGAGCATACACCAGATGAAGGTCGTGAATGTTGGATTACTACAAAAACCACTGAAAATGTTTATCGAGGAACTTATACCGAGTTTTACGGGGAAGGGCATTATATCGGTTTTATCTGTGATGACGGTTTCATATGGTGGAACACCACAAAAGCGTGGATGTACTTCGAAAAACCAGAACCATATAAAGGAGACGAGAATGAGGACTATTGATGTAGATGCGCTGAAAAAAGATTTAAACATGGCTGAAAATTGTGATGAATGCCCGACAAACTGGAAAGAATGCGAATACGACACGGTATATTCAAAAAAAGATTTCTGCCAATGGCTTGATGATGCGCCTACCATCGAGCCGGAGCAGACCATGATATCTGACTACTTTAAAATCATGCAGAAATGTTGCAAGTACTATACATACAGCTGTGATTGGTATGCAGGACAAAAGATGGTAGATGCGTGTCATCACAGGGCGAACATTCCGAGCGGTGACAGTTGGGGAGAATGTTCAGAAGCACATTGTCCATTTTTAAGCAAGGAGAAAACAGAATGAGTGAAAAAATACCTTATGAAGAAATCACTGATCGAATAAAGGACGATGTTGACTATATCGCAGATGAAGCCTACCAGAAAGGCTTGGACGATGCATGGGAGTGTGCACGGAAGATTGTTTGCTTTAGTGAAGATGGTGGAATAAGCGTTGATAATTTATTCGATATATTTAGCACATCTATATACAGTGAAATTTTTAGAGATTTTTCCGTATCCGAAGCAATGGAAAGAATCAAAGCCTACGAAGATGAGCATAAAATTCGTGTGGGGGATGAAGTAAAGGCATGGTATGGCAATGCGATAGTTACTTGTGTGGATGAAAAAGCAAAGACAGCGCATTTTTTTTATAAAACTGGATACAGCGGATGTGATTACTTAAAAAATATTGAACGCACAGGCAGACATTTTGACGCAGTAGAAACACTTTTGGAGATACTGATGGAAAGCGAGGAAAGCAAATGAGTAAAGCTATAATATGTGATAAGTGCAAAAAGGCTTTATATGCAGATTCTAGGAGTAGTAAATATGCGTTCGCATCTTTAAGGATTGATTATGGTGCAAGCAATTCTTGGTTGGAATTATGCAAAGATTGCTACCGTCAGTTCTGCACGGAATTTATAAGAGATATAACGCCAGAAGCTTTTGATGATATGTACGGAAAGTGAGGAAGAAAATTGATAATTGTGATATTAGCAATCGTGCTTATAGGTCTTGGAATGACAATCCTACTTCTTTGCAGAAATGCAGTGGGATATAAACCAATGGCAGGGGCGGGGCTTGTGGGTATTGGTGCTATGGTTTTAATCTTTGGTGTGGGTGCTTATATAAACGCAAGGGTTGACATAAAAACTAATATCGAGGATAAGACCATAGAACGATTGGGGATTGAGCAAAATTATAAACAAGCTATGCAGACAAGCGATAAACACCGTCAGATATCAGCCATAGCAAAGATTGTAACTTGGAACAATGATGTATTATATTTTAAAAAGATGTCTAAAAATCCAATTCTTGGTGATTTTTATCCGAAGGAAGTTGCTGAAACATTACAGTATATCGATTTAGAAAGTGAGGATTTATGCACAGATTAACAAGCGTTATGCTTGCCATCACATTAGCTACCACACCTATGGTGGCAAGCACAACAACAACAGTATACGCCAAGCCTAAAGCAAAGTACAGTGCGAAATATTTCAAACGCATGGGCGTGATCCGTTGGAAAGGTTGGAAGTGGACATGGTATTCGCAAAAGGTTCTGCGAGGTGGCGGTCTTAAAATTAAAGGACGGCACGTAGACAAGCATGGCTACGTTTGCGACTGGAAGAACCGCATCGTTTTATCCAGTAGTAAGCTGAAAAAAGGCACTGTAATCGAAACGCCTTTTGGCAAAAAAGGGCGTGTGTATGATACGGGATGCCCTAGAAACGTGATTGACGTATATACAAATTGGTGAGGTAAAAAAGGACGGGAAAATAAATGAAAGCAAATAATTCTATATGTCCAATATGTGGAAAAGAATTTTATGTAAAACCTTCACAAAAAAAGAAATGTAAAAATAACTATTGCTCAAAAGAATGCTTATATGAATCAACCAGAATCAGAATGTCTGGGGAAAATAATCACCAATATGGGTTGCGTGGGAA